GCATTGTCTCAGTTGCAATTGGGATAAAGTCAGATTTCTTGAAGAAGGAGTTGCCCTCATCAATTGGATAATTCAAGAATTCTCTTGAATAAACATCCATAATACCCTGTGACTTATATTCTTCTTGTTTCTGTAACCAATAAGCTTTTGGATAACGCTTTTCCCAGAGGATCTCAGAGAGGTCTGGGCTGTGTGCTTTATATTTTACTGCAAGCCACGCCTGACTCTTACGATCAGACCAAACTTTTAATGCAGTAACTTTAGTATCTTTGTAATATTCTTTAGGCATAAGATTCTCTAACAGAGAGTCCATGTGAAGAATAGTACCAACATAACGAATAATACCCGAAGAGGATCGGCAAGGGATTAAAGCACCATAGAACCAAGATTTCATCTTTTCTCTACGCTCTTTATTAACAACCGCCTCATCTTCTTCAAGGTCATCAATAACAATAAGGTTAGGTCTCTTAGAATCCCACTTAAGACCACGAAGCTTTTGCTCCGCACCCTTAGCTAGAATACGAAATAACTGCCCATCCTCAAATCTACCAATTACATCAGTTTCAGTCTCTTTTAAGAATTCAATCTTACCAAAGAGAGATCGAATATCATCATTATCTAGTAATTCTTTCTTAAGATCACCCAAGAAATAGATAGATTGGG